AACTAAAGAACAACTTGCTTTCATTAAATCGAAGTTTGAAACTGGAGGAACAAAATGAGTGTGGTGCAAGTCCCAGAAGTAAAATGGGCACCTGATAAAATGGTTGAGGTGGTTCTTGGTGAACCCGATGATTTCTTAAAAGTCCGTGAAACACTAACACGTATTGGTGTTGCCTCTAGAAAGGAAAAAAAGATATATCAATCCTGTCATATTTTACACAAACAAGGGAGGTATTACCTTGTCCACTTTAAAGAACTTTTTGCTCTTGACGGGAAACACGCTAACCTTACTATTAATGATGTTCAGCGTCGGAATCGTATTGCTCAGCTTCTTGCTGATTGGGGTCTCATAAGTATTGTAGATGTCGAAACAATCAAAGATATCGCACCTTTAAACCAGATTAAGGTATTAGCATATAAAGACAAAGGTGATTGGATACTTGAAACAAAATATAATATTGGTAGTAAAAAGAAAAAGGTAGAAGATAAACAAGATTAATCTTATTTTAAACTATTTGTAATGAAGAAATTTATTTTTGATGTTGACGGAACTTTAACTCCGAGTAGAAAACAAATGCATGCAGGATTTTCTGCAGAGTTTCTTATATTTTGTTGTAAGTTTGATACTTACTTGGTAACAGGAAGTGATAAAGATAAAACTATCGAACAGGTTGGATCTGATATTTACAACCGATGTAAAAGAGTATTTAATTGTTCTGGATCGGATATTTACGATGGGAGGAATAGTGTTTATAGATCAGATTGGAGACCATCTGATGAGTTAATATCTTTTTTAAATGATGAGTTAGATTATAGTTCTTTCCCCACAAGGACAGGTAATCATATAGAGTATAGACCTGGTGGAATAAACTTTAGTATTCTTGGTAGAGGTGAAGGTAATATGAAAGGTAGAGATGAATATGTCAAATGGGATGTTAATACAAATGAAAGAAAAGATATCGCACATAGATTAAAAGACAGATTTCCAAAACTTAATGTTCAGATAGGAGGACAGACAGGTCTTGATATATCTGATAATGATAAGAGTCAAATAATAAAATATTTTAATTTTGATGATGATCTCCACTTCTTTGGTGATATGATGGAAGAGGGTCAAAATGATTATCCTTTAGCAAGGGCAGTAAAAGAAAGGCTCGGTAAAACGTACCATGTTAAAGGTTGGGAAGAAACCCGAACGTTAGTTAATCGGTTCTCCTCCACCTTTGCAAATGGTTTGAGATATAATTAGTATTGAATGCCGAAAGGGTTCACATTTTATACTCGCTTTTAAAGGAGAACAATTATGACAGCACTACAACGCTATCACTCTGCAAACTTACCAGAGTTGATGAAAATAATCAGCAGAAACGGTATAGGTATGGATGATTACCTTGACCGATTTTTTAATGACGATTATTCATCAAACTACCCACCCTACAATCTTATTCATGTAAATAATGTTGAATCTGTGTTAGAGATTGCTCTTGCAGGATTCAGTAAAAAAGATCTAAAGGTTTACACTGAATATGGAAAACTTATCATCGAAGGAAAGAAAGAAACTAAGGAGACAGAATCCGAGTATGTCCATCAAGGATTGGCTCAACGATCTTTCAACAGAGCCTGGCAACTCTCAGATGATGTTAAAGTCAGGGATGTCGAATTTAAAGACGGACTTCTTACCGTTAAATTGGGTAAAATAATCCCCGATCATCATGCTCGAAAAGATTATCTTTAAATAAATTACAAAGGGTTCTTGACGAACCCTTTTTTTATGCTATAATATACACAACACCTATTTTATTATGTCTATTAAACTGGCAGTATTGCAAGACCAAGATCAAGTTATTGCAGAAATAAAAGAAGTAGTAGATGACGGTAAACCAATTGGTTACTTGTTTGCTAATTCTCATCGCATCATAACTGAAAAGCAATTTCTTGCTGAGAGTGATGACGATAGACAAATACAAATTACTTTATCTCCTTGGATTTTATTATCTGCTGATAAAGAAGTATTAGTCCCAAGACATCAAGTAGTGACTATTGTAGAACCTATAGATAGTCTTAAAGAAATGTATCTGGAGAAAATAAATGGAAGTGAGAGTAATAGCACTGACAAATAATCATTACATAATAAGTCAAGTTGATGAAGTTGCAACTGAAGATATAGGACAACCAGATTGTAAACTTGTAAAACCATATGTTGTTAATACAGAATCAGGTAAAACTATTCTTGAACCATTCATGATGGATCTTACTAGAGATGATACTTTTATGATGGGTTCTGACAAGATCTTGACATTAGCGATCCCAACACCTACACTGTTAGAACAATATCTAAATTTGATTGAAGAATGAGGTTTTACACCAACGTTCAAATGGTTGGAGATAACTTCTTAGTTCGTGGATATGAAGATGGCAAACACTTCATGACTCGTGAGAAGTTTTATCCAACTCTTTTTGTCAACTCCAAAAGAAAAAGTAAATACAAAACACTGACGGGAGATGTTGTTGAACCTATCAAACCTGGTTCTGTGCGTGATTGTCGTGAGTTTATAAAGAAGTATGCTGATGTAGAAAACTTTGATGTATATGGGAACGAGAGATTTATATATCAATACATATCGGACAAGTATCCAGAGCAGGAAGTCAAGTTTGATATTGAAAAGATTAAATTAGTCACCCTTGATATTGAGGTGAAGTCAGAGAATGGTTTCCCTGATGTAGAATCTGCTGCCGAAGAAATACTTCTCATATCAATACAAGATTACACAACAAAACAAATAATTACTTGGGGTGTTGGTGACTTCAATAATAAACAGAAGAATGTAATTTACAAGTCATTCAGTTCAGAGTATGAACTTCTAAATGCATTTATAAACTGGTGGATGATTGAAGATAATACACCAGAAGTTATTACAGGTTGGAATAGTAAGTTGTATGATATTCCATATGTTTGTCGTAGATTAGATCGTGTTCTTGGTGGTAAACTAATGAAGAGAATGTCACCTTGGGGTTTGGTGACAGAGTGTGAAACTTTTATTGCAGGTCGTAAACATATCTCTTATGACATTGGTGGTGTGTCGCAGTTAGATTATCTTGATCTTTATAAGAAGTTTACATACAAAGCACAAGAGTCATACCGATTAGATTATATTGCAAGTGTTGAACTTGGACAAAAGAAACTTGATCACTCAGAGTTTGATACATTCAAAGACTTCTATACAAAAGGTTGGCAGAAGTTTGTTGAATATAACATCATTGACGTAGAACTTGTTGACAGATTAGAAGACAAGATGAAGTTGATTGAACTCGCATTGACAATGGCATACGATGCAAAGGTCAACTATGAAGATGTGTTCTATCAGGTAAGAATGTGGGACACAATTATCTACAATTATTTGAAGAGAAGAAATATTGTTATACCCCCAAAAGAAAGATCTGATAAGTCTGATAAGTATGCAGGTGCATATGTAAAAGAACCAATACCTGGTAAGTATGATTGGGTAGTTTCTTTTGACTTGAATAGTCTATATCCGCATTTGATTATGCAATATAATATTTCCCCAGAAACTTTACTTGAAACAAAACACCCCACAGTTACAGTTGATAAAATACTTAATGAAGAGTTGACTTTTGAGATGTATCAGGATAATGCTGTTTGTGCGAATGGTGCAATGTATCGAAAGGACGTAAGAGGTTTCTTGCCAGAACTGATGGAGAAGATGTATAATGAAAGGGTCATCTTCAAGAAGAGAATGATTACTGCAAAGAAGAAGTATGAAAAGAGTAAAACAAAAGAACTTGAAAAAGAAATCGCAAGGTGCAATAATATCCAGATGGCAAAGAAGATTTCTCTTAACTCTGCCTATGGTGCGATTGGTAATCAATACTTCCGATATTATAAATTAGCAAATGCGGAAGCAATTACCTTATCAGGACAGGTTTCAATTCGTTGGATTGAAAACCGCATGAATAATTATCTAAACAAAATATTGAAAACGGAGGGTGAAGATTATGTTATTGCTAGTGATACTGATAGTATCTACCTCAATTTGGGTCCTTTGGTCGAAGTTATATACAAGGGGAGAGAGAAAACTAATGAAAGCATTGTGTCGTTCCTTAATAAGATCTGTGAGATGGAACTTGAAAAGTATATTACGAGTTCTTATGAAACGTTGGCCAAATACGTAAATGCTTACGATCAAAAGATGTTTATGAAAAGAGAGAACATCGCAGATCGTGGCATATGGACAGCAAAGAAAAGATATATTCT